TTAGATACAAATTCAGGAACTAATTCTGGAACGATTACGATTACAGATGGAGCAAACGGAGCGATCACTGCAACACCTAACGGAACTGGTGAAGTAGTTGTTGGTGGTAATACAAACCCTGGAACGTTAGTTTTAAATTGCGAAAATAACTCCCACGGGATTAAACTTCAAAGTCCGGCCCACTCAAGCTCACAATCTTACACATTAAAATTTCCAACAGGTAACGTAACAGCAGATAGATATTTAAAAGTTGCATCAGTTTCTGGTTCGGGAACAACGGGTGTTGGTCAATTATCTTTTGCTGAAGTATCTGGTGGTACTGCATGGCAAGCAATTGCAACAACTGCAGCAACCATGTCTGCAGGATATGGATATTTTGTAAATACAACATCTGGCGCAATCACAATGACTTTACCTTCATCACCAACATTAGGA